TTAGGATGCCATTCTGTGCTTTTCTATCCAACAGTCTATATCAGATTCAAGCCATCTCGCAATTTTTCTTTTGCCCTCTCCAAATAACATAGAAGGAGGGAAGTAGCCTGTTTTCATCCAGTCATAGATAGTTGACTTTGGAAGGCTGGTTTTTAATTCAACCGCCTTCAAGTCAAGCAAACGACTTTGCTTTTCTGACATTACCCCTCCTTACTTTCCGCTTTAACTTCATCTACATATTCAATTGCATCTTTCATGCTGAGAAAGCCGCATAACTCTTCACTACAATTTTCATTTTCAAAGACTGTATATGCGAAGACGTTACTCTCATCTATTTCGATAAATAAGCCTTTGTAAATGAACCCAGTAGTCCGCTTGGAGATAAAGAGCTTTACGTCAAAATAAGCCATATCAAATTCACTCATTCCACCCAGCCTCCCAAATCTAAATAGTTTTGACTCCAATCATTAGCGCAATCAGAAATAAATGTTTCCTTTTGCAGTTCATCCATTGCATTCCAGTCATCTTCATCAATGAATTCACTAAGAGGGTAAAAATCTTCCTGAGTGGCATTTGCAATACCAATTGCCATGTAGAACCGAATTTTTAAATCTTTAAATGCTTTTTCACTCATCCCTCAGCTCCCGATTCAACATCCAACAACATGCTGCCTTCCTCTGGATATTCGGTCATCCAAAAGTAATAGCCTTTGCCACTGTGCCCATCTTCAAAAAATTTAATAGTTAGTTCAGTTTCAAGTTGATCTAAATCATTTTCACCATCTGGATTTACAAATTCGAGAAGGCTTTTTAATTGGTGACCATTAAGAGTTATGCTCATCCCTCAGCTCCCGATTCGCTTGCTTCAATCATTGCCTTGTATCCAGTTTTACTCAGCGTCGACATTGGTGCGACTGAGTAACGTTCGTAAGCTTGGAACATCTTTTCTGTAGGCACTTTAGGTACTAAACAGTAATCCTCTGGCACCGCCTGAGCTTTGGCTTTTTCTTGCCAACCAAACCAAGCACCATTTACGTAGCATGCCACTGCGTGAAGACACTGGAATTCAGATGCATAAGTTTGATTCTTATCACTCCAAAAAACATTACCGTGATCTAGGTGAGTCTTAATTTCAGGAATTCCCTCAAACTCACTTCTTAACTTATTCAAATCTGTCATGCTGCTGCTCCTTAGCTCGGTCTTTTGCTGAATTTGTCGAACGTTTGCATGAACTGATCAACACTAAATTGAATTGTTTTCTTGGCATTGTGCGGTTCAAATTGAGCAGCATATAGAGCCATACCAAGCCACATTACTGAGAATGTGAAAACCTTTGCTGAGTCTTTATCTTGGCTATTCATTTCATCAACCATAGGCCCAATAATTTTCTTAAAAATCTCTTCTGCGATCTGGTCAGAAGTACCGCTAATTGCGTTTAATTCAATTTTTTTCATGCTGCCGTCTCCAAATACTTATCTGCCAAATCATGCATTAGTAGGTTTCCTGAGCCTGACTCATACCAAATACCTAATTGGCCATTTAATCTAAATCGCAAAAGTTCGTTTTGTTCTGTCTTGGTGTAGACGTCTGCACCTTGGTCTACTAGCCATTCTTTAAAGTGCTCTAGTTCGAATGTGCTAAGAGCCATACGGTTTTTATAGCTTCGTTTGCTGCCATACCGACTTCGTAATATTTGCCAGTCGTTCATGTCATTAGCCCTGTTGCTGAATTGCTTGATTTACTGCATTAATGTCATTTGAAGGGCTTTTTTTACCTTCTGATAACTCTTGCTCATTTTTCTCAGCAATAACTGTTTGCCATGTGGTTTCACCGTTTTTGATTGCTCCAAATACAGCGCGCAATTCGTCGATTTGAGCAGGTGAGCACTGATCAAGAGGGCAGCCGATATAATCAACAAGGTTTTGCGCTTTAACGCCAATGTTGTTGAATGAATCCACAATTTGCTTGCGGTACTTCTCTGGATCTTCTTTAATGCCACTTTGACGGGTTTGCAGAATTAAATGCTCTGCTTCATCCTGTAAATCACCCGGAATGATACGAAGTCCAGCATTACGAATTGCCTTAGAAATCGCAGCATTGCGCTTGTTAAGCATTTCGTCTTCAGTGGCAACAACCTCATATACTTTTTGACCCTCACTATTGAGGCGCTCACTAACAACATCACGACCCGCAATTGCCTTGCGTTCCACTGTTTTATTGATTTTTATGTCTTGTGGGTATGTTGTATTTGACTCAAGATCAGTTACTGAGACGCGATGAATCTCCTTATGTTCATCTTCAAATATCATTGTTGTTTCAACAAGAATATTTGTCATACAGCGAATTGCGACCTCAACAAAACGTATTCCTAAACCTGTTACAGATCGACCACCTACGGGCTTTTTGTAGTAGGTAGATGTGTTGTCAGCAAATGACGGGCGACGACATTCTTTTAAAAGGTCTTGACGCACAGCATCCCAATTTCTAGGACGATGCATAGCCATCATATAACGCGCTTCAACTTGAGCCTTTGCTTGTGCTGCAAGTACATTTGCTGCTGTTTCAGCTTGAGGAACAATGCCTTGATTTAATGTTGCAAGCATATTCATTGTTATTCTCCTAGAAATTCTTTCTTAGCCCATAAAGGCAAATCAATTGGTTGAATCTGTTTTGTGTAGCCTTGCCACTCATTTGACTCTTTGCATTGAAGTAGAGTCAGCATTGCAGATCGGCGTTTCTGCTCACCAATAAACAGCATTTCATCTGATGCGTAATAGATGATTGACTCATGCGGATCGTCTTCTTCTACTGCAAAAAATAGGAAAGAAGGGTTGTATTCATCACCGTAATAAGCCTTGTATCCATTGATATACATAGCCGCTGAAAGTGAGTAATCGTAGTTTTGACAACTTCTTGAAAATGCATTTGCACGCGCATCCGTTGTCTTTTTGATGTCTACAATTAACCCGTTAGGGAAATATTCACTTGTTTCAGGTGCTACATGCCAATCAGGGCGAATACGACATTCAAGACCTGTTTCTTCATCATCAAAAAAGATCGAAGCTTCACGAATACCACCTGATAAAATCATGTTGTACATAGGGTGGCGTTTCATTGCTTCCGCAGCTTTAGCAGCTGCCTGGTACTGTTCTTCGGTAATGATTGTCTTGCTTGCATTGTCCTGTAAGAACTTTGCTATAGCTTCTTTACCTACATTTGTTCGTTTATTAACGATTGGCTCGATTGCAACTTCATCGTTAAAAACTTCTGGTTCAAGAAATAGAACATGAACCGCAGTACCAAGCGCCATTGCAGTAGTCTGCTTGTGTTCCTTACCACTCATGTGCTCAGCAAAGAAGTGTGCAGGAGAACGCAGAATGGTTTTAAGCTGTGAGCTACTAACAGCTGAATGTGCGTGATACGCTGCATTCGACATGTTATGTACCAAAACTGGCGCATTCATAATCTTTTCCTAATTCTTTCCTAAGAAGCCTTCTAGAATTTCAGTGAGTTCTTCGGCGGTTCTTTTCAGCTTATGAATTACATGATTTGCATGTTCATCATCTGAAATAACAACTTCGATATAGTCTTTTGAATAAATTGGATCGCTGGTTCTGTTCCAAGATCCTCGATAAACTTTCACTTCAAGCCATCCAACATGAGCTTGGTAAGAAAAGAACGCATCATTTCCAGTAGCGGTTATATCCATACAAAGGCTGATGATGTTTTTAGTTAAGCCTTTAACTTTTTTATTAACTTCCATCACCCACCTCTCAACTCTTTCTTAATTTCTGCTAAGCGATTCAGCGTGTCGCGCAAGTAAGAAATCTTTGTCTTGATAGAAAAATGATCACCTAGCTCCAATTGGATTTGCTCGGTACCACGGCCTACATAGCGAAGATGAATCCAATTGCCACCATCAGTGATGACCGTGTCTTCTTCACTTGATAAAGGGAGAAGGGCTTGTACTGAATCCTTGATAAGACTTTTCAGTCCTGATACTTCGATAATTTCAGGATGTGCATTCATATTGATCACCATGGAGCGTTTAAATGCGCTCTCTAATTCCTGATTCGATAAGGTCTTTAATCTCAACTACGTCTAAACGGTCAACGTAAGCCAAGACCTCTCCATCTTCGTCATAAACGCGAATGTCTTTAATCTCGTTAATTTCAACATCACGCCATGATTGATAGCCGTTTCCATCAATTGAATACTGAGCATCAAAATCAACTTCTAACGTGTAAGCTTCATTTACAGTTTGAAGTACAGCCTGTTCATTCTCAGGGTCGATTGATTCAACTTTGAAAGGAGCCACAACGGTTACAGGTTCGTTGTTAGCTGGGGTAAATGCATAAGCAGCAGTTAGAGCACTAACTACTCCTACAAATCCCATTGATTTGACTATGTTCGCTTTTATATTCATAATCTTCTCACTCATTGAGTAAAAGTCCCGTCGGTCAGATGTCTGGGACTTTTTTGTTATCTGGTGAGATTTATTAAACCAAAGGTATAAAATAAAAGCAAGCATAAATTAAACCATAGGTGAAAATAATTTATGATTAGGTTTAAATATGCTTTAATAGACAAAAGAAAACCCACACGGGGTGGGTTGGATGGAGTTTGTTATGATCGCTAAGAATAAAAGAAACAGTTGTTGTGCACGCCTAGATATTTGGGATGAATCTCCAATAATTTTAGAAGGCGAGCTAAAGCTGATTGTGCTGGAAGCGCTATATGCTGGTGAATTAGATTTAGAGTGGAGACGCGAGTTCTTTTCAGATGCCATTGAAAAGTTAGAAAAACTAGCAGGTCACCACCCAACTCCTAAGCGTGCTTCTTAAGTGTAATTTCTGAGCGGAAGTTTCTATTTGACTTAATGTTATCAAGATAAAATTGGTCTTTGTCTGTTGATGATATGAATTTATTTATCGTATCCCTATCCATCATTGTATAGCAGATCCTATCACTGTTTTTAAGATCAATTTCAAGAGCATGATCGTTTAAGACAATATAGAAATTAATTAGTTCAGAATTAATATTTACAATTTTACTCACGTGAAATACTCCTCCCGAAATGTTTTTAAAGGATCGTGTCGGGTCACGATAGGTAAGTTTATGAAATTAGAAAATATAGTAATTATTGAAAACAGACTTTTCCAATACTCAACTCAAATTTACTTTGAAAATTTTCCATTTGATGGTGATGAGTTTTATGTGCCAGTTGGTGATTACACTAAGCCAATTGGTTTCCTAAAGTTTAAGCAAATTGCTAAGCCAGGCTGCTTTGAATTATCCGAATTAGTGTCCCTAGATTATCCCAGCCCAAATCCACAATTTTCGTTGTCAGGTGTTTTATACTCTCGCCAGAAAGCGATCGAAGCCCATCAATCAATTTGCGCTTATCAGCAGGCGGTAAATCGGTTGCCATGATTTTTGATTCTAATATAGTTTTAAATTGGTCTGCTTCGAATTTTATTGTCACCACTCCAAATATTGCAGATAAACCTCCATCATTAGCCATGAAATCTGCACCCTTTTGGGTTAAGCGAGTATACCCAAGTGTGAATGTTGAGTTTTGTATTGCTCCAAAGCCAAGCTGAAGAAATATACTTTTAGGCTCTAATAATTCATGGGATTGTAGATAATATAAATTTGCAAATACCTTCTTCCTAGATTCGTCTTCAAGTTGGTACACTTCATGTGAAAAATCATAAGCTAAAGGGTAGGTTGAAGCCATTTTTTCCATCAACTCCAATTGCAAAACTCTATCAAGCAACATGAATTTCTCCAAACATATGTTATTCTCAATTTATCAATTATCTTGTGATATTGGTGGGCGCAAAGGCTAATGCTGCCAACATTAGTCAATCCAAGACCTTCCTAACCTTGGATGGAAAGACCGACTTATCATCGGTCTTTTTTTATTATTTAATTTTCTGTCCTAGCTTTCCTTCTTTTACCAACTGCACGACCTGCTCATTAGTAAGCACAGGAATAAAGACTTTGTCGCCAATATCTTTAGAAAGAATCTTTACTTCTTCAGCGGTTAGCACCAAAGCTTCACCATGTTTCGCAGCATCATTGATGCGAGCAATAATCTGGTTGATTGGTCGTTTTGAATTGTCCATAAGTCTTCCTGTGATTAATGCGAATAAGGATGTTCTTGTCTGTGCTGACTTGGTGGTACGATGTCAGTAATAGCTGTAATGCTTTCTACCTCATCCATTTCAAAGAAAAATCGCTCACCACCATTCACAGAAAGCAAGCTTAAAACCCCGCCATTTATGCCAACAAATTCTTTAATTGTGCATCTTCCATCCTTCAAGCATACCTGAACAAACTCATTCGGCACGAGTTCCGCATCTGGATCACAAACCACATACCATCCATTACGGATAGCTGGAAACATTGAGTCGCCAGTGCCTTTAATACCATAGGCTCTTGGTCCTGCTGAGTGAGTTGGAACATACCCATCTCCAGCATTTCCATCGTATCCCATATCTGTGAAATACCCATCCATACCCATCTTTGAATAAGCTTTGACGGGAACGTATCTTTTTTGAATAGGGAATGGTTTATCTGATGTTTGAACAAACTTAACAGCATCTTCACTATCTGGAATGTTGTACTTCTGCTTAAAGGCTTCAATATCAAGAACATTTAATTGTGCACCACCACCATCCAGCTGTGTGGCAATCATTTTATTACCTTGTCCAGCTAGCCAATCTTTAGAAACTCCTAAAAACTCAGCCGCTTTAACTAAATTTGACCCCTCCAACTCTTGGGTTGGGCCATTTACCCACAACCCAACATTAGCCCTGCTCACGCCTGCAAATCTAGCCAGCTCAGTATTTTTGAATCTTTTACCTGTCACAGATTCATAGTGCTTTATAGCTAAAGACATTCGCTCTTGAAGAGTACTCATAGTGTAAATCTCATGGCTATTGCCATAAACAAAATGTAAAGGAATCTTAACTTTTCATTTGTAAAGCTTGCTAAACTTCTAACAGTAAAGTAGACTTGACAAAGTAAAGTTGAAATTGGAATTAATTATGCGAATTGAGATGAAAACATCTGATGTTTTGGCTCGGTTCAATGCGCCAAAAATCGCAAAACTTTTAAAAATTAGCCGTCAAGCAGTTTACCAGTGGGGTGAATTTGTACCCGAAGCTGCTGCTTTTAAATTGCTTGAACAAGAACCAACACTACCAGTTAAGAGGGTTTCATGAGCCTTGAAAAAAAATCTACGCATGTGCGTTTATCTCCCGAAATCCATGAACGAGCTAAAACACTCGCTTCTGTAAAAGAAAAAGACCTTGCCAGCTATTTGGCTTTCTTGCTTGAGAAAGAAATCGTAGGTGAGTGGCATGTCTTTAATTTACAAGCAAAAGCTTTTCAGCGCTTGGGATTAGGCGCTTTAGTACGGGATATCTCTACTGAAATCAGCTTCGATGAGGAACCAGAAGGGATTAACGGGGATTTAGATAAATAAAAAAGCCTGATTTCGTGGATCAGGCTCAATGTTCAATCGGAGAAGGACCAAATGAACTATCAAATATTAGCAGACATTGAACTAAATCGGAAGATTAGTTTATTTCAAAAAGCGGTTGAGGCTTATGCAATAGAACGCAGTTTAAAAAACTCGGTTGCTGTAGCTGAGGCTAAAAGTAACTTGGAGCGTCATTACTATGAATCCTACAGCTTTGCGGTTCATAAGGGAGTATGAGCATGAAGTTTATGAAGGTGCGAAATATGCACGCCAGTATGGTGATCTTCAAAGGCTTTACGATGCTTCAAGTGATGAATTCTTCATTGAAGAAATCAACGATGCTTATGAAGAGTTTAAGAGGAGCTTGGTATGACTAGTTTTATTTCTAATGCATTCCAGATTCCTAATGACCTAATAGATAACGGACATATGGCTAAGATGAAGGGTGCAGCTTTGCCTTGTTATCTTCTCATTGTTCGTAAAACGCGTGGCTGGAATAAACAAGCAGATAGCATCAGCCTATCTCAGTTTGTAAAAGCAACTGGATACAACAAGGATACTGTACAAAAAGGCCTATTAATTTTGGAAGAGATGGGTGTAATTATCCGCCTTGAAACTGACAAACAAATTAATGAATGGTCTCTAACTGACCAGATAATTACCACTGAAAACCATACTAAAAATTCGCCTAGCGAAAATTTAGCTATGCTAAAAAATAGTACGGAACCATACGAAAATTTAGTATCAAACCATACTAAAAATTCGCCACACAATAACAATAATAAAAACAAAGAAAAACAAGGGGTGGGTTACTCAGAAAACTTTGAGAAGTTCTGGTCTGCATATCCAACTTGTAAACGTAAATCAGACAAGTCTGGCACTTATAAAACTTTCACAAAGCATGAAGGAAGTTTTGCGATTGAAACACTTCTTTCAATTCTTGAAAAACAAAAATCTGATGTCTCTTGGACAAAGCAGGATGGTGAGTTCATTCCATCACCTAGCACTTGGTTAAACCAAAAACAATGGGAAAACGAGTATTGGTTTCAGGTCAACAGCTCTGTGGTAGCTCCTGATTTCTCTAATGCCCAATTGCAATATGGAGACTGGTAATGAGTACAAACATTCAAAATATGACAATTGAGCAGAGTGTGCTAGTCGCATTGATGACAGTGAGCCATTCCCTAGAGGTTGTCGCAAATGATCTTACCGAAGAACATTTTTACGCTGGTCGTCACAAGATTATTTACAAGGCAATTGTTGAGCTTGCTAATGCTGATAAGCCATATGACTCAGTATTTGTCTGCAAGCATCTACAAGAGCGAAATCTTCTCAATGACATTGGTGGAGAAGAGTATTTAATTGAACTTAACAGTGCAGTTGGTAGCGTACACCACCTGGAATATTTTGTTGCTGAGTTGAATAAACTTAAGCAGCATCGTGAAGTTGAAAATATTGGTCTCTCGATTGCAGAGTGCGCTAAAGATTTGACCATTACTGATGTTTACTTAGCTGCTGAGAATTTATTTAGTTCGTCTAGTAATTCAATTGAGCAAAAGCAAACAGGCTTTGATTTTAACCAAGCTTTAGAAAAGACACTTGAGCGATTTGAGAAAAAGATTGCCCAGAAGGAACAAAAGGGCTTCATAGGTGTCCAGTTCAATATTCCTCATCTTGATAACCTTCTTGGCACAATCGAGAAAGGACATTTTTGCGTAATTGGTGGTCGTCCGGGTAGTGGCAAGTCAACACTCGCGCAGATGTGTGCAATGCAAACTGCTAAGCGCTACAACATTCCTGTTTTATTTATCTCTGCTGAGATGGATACGCCAACCCTAACCAAC